GTTGCGGAATGGGACTCCGCCTACGACGCGAACCCGATCGGGGCGGGCGGGTGGATGTATTCGCTCGCAAGCAAGGCGCTGACCGCAACGGAGGACAAGCCATGAGCACAACTGCTTGGATCATCCTCATCATCGTTGCCTACATCACTGGGTTTATCGCAGGATACGCCACCAACAACCGACCATGAGAAAAGATCGCACCGAATACTGGAAAGAATACGCCATCAAGAACGCTGATAAACGGAAGCTCGCCAAAGTCTCCTACCGCGAACGCAACAAGGACAAGATAAAGAACTACGCAGGCGTCTATCGGTCATCCAGCCCTGGCGCCAGCCGCACCCCCAGCGCACCCCGCAAGCCACAACCCATCAAGATCCCTGCCAAGATCACCAGAACCGAGGATCAGGAGGAGAGATTCCAAGCATTGCGCGAAAGGTTCGCTGCATTCCGCACTGCTAAATTGAAACAAAATGAGTGAATGCTATCGCAATTGATAAAAACTGTTAGAACATCAAACGACTATGAAAATTACAATGAAACGTCCTAACATTGAGATGCTCGCCCAGATCGAGACCATGCTCAATGATTTCGCCAAGATCCGCACCATCGCAACCAAACTTAAGACCCAGGCTGTAACGGTTTATCGCTACGCCAGCCATCTCGGGTACAAGAACGTCATGGTGAGCAGTCAGGAAATGGAGATGATCATCGAGCACCGGGCCAAGCTGATCAAAGCCAAGATCGCAGCGCCGGCGCCAGCCAGTGCCACCGCAACCGCCGCAGAACCCACCGTACAGGCTATCGACTAACTAGCCAGTGTCCCTATGGCCAGACCGCCATATCTCCCGCCAGATCCCATTCCTGTCCCTTACTTCAAGGGCAGGAAGTACCGGGTCCGCACCACCCCTTGGCACGTCAAGCGGATGCGGGAACTTTACTGGCAGGGCATCCCCTGCAAGTCCATCGCCCGCCTGTTCAACCTGTCCTACAATTATGCATGGCAAATCGTCAACTTCTACCGACTCCGTAAAGCGGAAGGTGAAACGCAAAGCAGAAAATAAAGCATGGAACCCCAATCTCACCTACCCAATCCGCCTCACCCTGCCGGGTTACACAACTCCCAGCCTAAACACGATGCTGGGACGCAACTTTTGGATCCTCACCAAGCTCAAAAAGGAGGCAAGGGACGCCCTCGTTTCTGCGTTACGATCACCAGGTACGGTAGCCGGCCCCTCGACGTAGATAACGGCGCAGGAGGCTGTAAACCCCTCCTAGACGCCATCCGCTACGAGGGTCTCATCCCTGATGATGACCCTGCCACTATCGAATTTCAGTTCCGGCAGATCCAGGTCAAGAAACCCTACCGCCGGACCGAAGTGCTCATCGATCAGATCTCTTAGTCCTCGTCGTCTTCCTCGACGTACTTCTTCTTCTTGGGCTTGCCAACGCCGACAGGCTCACCGTCAGGACTAGCCTTGACCACCTTGTAGCCTTTGCTGTCGACCTTCATGTTGGAGCCAATGGACGTGACATTGATCTCTTTGCGGGCCGGACGCAGCACCTTGTCAGGAATGCCATTGATGCGGTCTCCAGAGGTGCTCTGGCACTCGCATGGGCTGTAGTTGGATCTCGGAAGCATTTTGTTGTTCATGGGAAATTATCGGGAGGGGGATAGACCTTGTTGTTCTTGGAGGTAACGGTCAATGAAGGGTTGCGCCTGACCAGCTGTCGGAGCACCAGACTTAGCCAGAAACAAAGACAGGTTGCTTGGGACGTTAGTGCCGTATTGAGGCTTGCTCAGGCCGCGCTGGATTGCTGCCGAAATACCACCGCCCTGTCCAGTCAACGCACGGGAAGCAAGACCTGTAGCT